TGTTGAATTATATTAGTTGCATCATTATTATAATTTATATATCTTTCATTATCAACCATTAAAATACCTGTCTCATTACCATTTTCTTCACTAATACTTTTATTTACTATATATTTTAAAATTGTATTTAATGAAGCTATATTATTTGTTTTATGTTCAACACTATTAATTTCATCTGTTGTTAAATTATTATTTTTAAATATATTAAATATTTCTTTATGAGATAAACTTCTATAATACATAACAGCTAATGATCTTTCTTCTAAATCTGTTAGATATTTTTGTAATACAGTTGCATGATTTTCTTTTTGAACTGCATCTAAATATGAATATGTCACATATTTTTCATTATCACTAATATTTACTTCTGAATCTACTATATTACCTACTAACGATTTTACTGGATAAATTGACTTCCTTCTTTTTAATTCTGTTACTAGATTAGATTTCTGATTTTTAAATAATTCATCCATTTGATCTAATCCAACAAAAATTTTACATCTAACTAATGCAATATCGCATGCAGCTGCTTTTGTAGTCGCTATACCACATGCATATTTATTTGCATTTTTATTTACTGCAAGTGCAACTTTCAAACCTCTATTATTTGCTAATTTGACTAATTCATAATAATTTCTTGGTATTCCTTCTAAATTATAACCTTTTCTATTTATAATATTACCAAAATTATCAACATAAGATGTAATTACCTCTGTACTTAACTCATTTTGTGACTCGTCATTTATTGAATATTTTTTTGATAATATATTATCAACTGAAGTAAGTAAACCCATGTCTACAAATCCATTATCATCCCATAAATTCAATCCATTCCCTTCAATAGTATCAGAATCAAAAAATAACTCCTTAAATAATATTTTTTTATCTTGTCTTATCTTTGTTGTTGCATCATCATATATTGTCCCTTGTGTTAACATATTTCCAGGCATTAGCTCTCCATTATTATTTACTAATGATTTAAATTCATCTTCATTAGATGTTATTCCATATAAAGAATTTACATTTGATTTTGACATTGGAAATCTACATATTTTATTATTAATAATTTTACATTTTGAATTATCTATTTTATTAGTTTGTTTATACACAAAAGTGCCATCTTTATACATTAGCTCATCATTTTCATTTATTACAACTTCTCTATCATAATAAGTTAAAGGATTTCCACTAACTTCTGATTTATTTAATTTAATTTTAATTTTATTATCATCATCATCTAATTTAAAATTACCATTATCATCTTTTTCATAAACAAAAACATCAATAAAATTACCATTATCTTTAAATTTATCATCTCCACATACTGATATATCAGCAGAAGGTAGAGTTGTTGTAAGTTCATTAAAATTATTTGCAAAAGGTCTATTACAAACTGTTTCATAATCATAAGTACAAAAACTATTATTGATAACTTTGCCTTCTACATCTCCTATAAATGTATTATTAGCATTTATATCATCACAAACAACATTTTCATCGTCAATTTGTGTAAAATTTTCAATAGCACATTTATCTTCTGTAATTAAATAAACTAAAACGAATAATACTAGTATAAGTAATATTACATAAATATACTTCATATATATATTTACATATATTATTTTTCAAATTCTAATTTTGTTATATTAAATTTATCATCCTTTAGATCTGTTGCTTTTACTTTATATTTTCTTTTTGTGTTTCCAAAATTAACTGTTGTATTAATTACATATTCTTTTTTATTATCTTTTTTCTCTAAAGAATTTGTTAATTTATATTTTTTTTTAGTACTATTTATTTTATTCATTTCCTGATTTATTTTAGTATGATCCTCTATCACATAATCAATTATCTTATTTCTAATAGCCCATCTAAAAAAATTAAGCTGTCCAATAGTTGTAACTATATATTTATCATTCTCATATTTAAATGCAATCTTATTAGTACTATTTTTTTTATTAATTCTACAAAAAGGATCAAAAAAACGTTTATTATATGATTTTAATTTATTTTTATAATCTTGATATACATTATAATTAATATTATTCTTTTTCTTAATTTTTACATCATTATGTTTAGAATAATTGGTAACAAAATAATCAAGTACTCTTAAGGAAATTTCACTATTTCCTGTAACTATTGGTAAAATTTTATCTATATTGTTCTTATTTTTATAAAACTCATGTAATGAATCTAATAAAACTTCTTCTTTAGATAATAACTTACTTGAATCAGAACTCATATATATATATAATATCAATCTCCTTTAAATTAATTAACGATTTTTGTTATATTCCCTACATCTCCAGAAATATATCAATTTTTTAATATTTCACACTATAATCATATATCTCTATATACTTAAAAAAAATTGATATATATAGGTCTTGAAATGTGGATCTATTATAAAATACTTAAAAAAATGTCAGATACTAATAGTAATATGGAAAAAAGCACTACAACTAGAACTGTTAAAGAAATTCTAGCTGATATTGATGAAAAGAATCAAGAATTAGTCTTAGCTCAACGAGCTGTTAAACATCTTTTTAAAGAGCTTGAAAGAGCTCATAAAGTAGAAGTTAAAGATGCTTCTAAACGAAAGAAGAGTTCTAAAAATTCTGGTGAAAAACGTGATCCAAGTGGATTCAATGCTAAACAACCAGTACCTGTTGAATTCTGTGAACAACCATGGGGTTGCTCTGCCGATCAAGAACTACCACGAACTATGTTAACAAAGATGGTATATGATTATGTCAAGGAAAACAGTCTTCAAGATCCAAAAGATAAACGAAGAATCTTCCCTGATAAAGTAATCAAGAAACTATTCCATCTAAATGATGGTGATGAACTTCACTTCAATAACTTCCAAACATATATGAAACGTCTATATGACCGAAGTTTTGATGGTGTAGCAGATGACGGTTCAGTATCATCTGTAACATCTGCTTCTGATGTATCAGAATCTGAAGCTTCTGATGTAGAAGAAGTTCAAACTAAATCCAAAGGCAAAGGTAAGAAAGCATCTAAAACCAAAGCTAAAGGAGGAAAACGTGGAAAGAAATCAACAACAGCCACACAAAATCTTTAAATTATGAAGTGTAATTTTTTTTATTAAAATTAATCAAATGATATTTTAATATATTACTTAAAAGTTTAATTAATATATTTTTTATAAAGGTGGGAAGGGGAAGTCATAGAAAGAAAAAAAAAGGTAAAATTCCGTATAAATATATTCCTCCTGTGATTGAATATATTTATAATACAGAGTTCAATTTATATATACAAGAAAGTAATATTAAAAATAGTGGTTTAGGAGTATTTAGTAATCAACTCATTCCTAAAAATACATACATTGGAAATTATATTGGTGAACTAAAAGAAAATGGATCATTTACATGTGGTACTTATGCTATTTCTTTAAAATCAAATAATTTTATTGATGCATATGATTATCCACGATGTATTTTTGCAATGATTAATGATTCACGATTTTCAAACTTTAAATATAATTGTGATTTTATAACATTTGAAGATCATGTAGAAGTATGGACAATTGATGATATAAATGAAGGAGATGAATTATATTGTGATTATGGTGATAGATATTGGGATCATAGATAATTATTTATTTTATAAATTAATAAAATAAATAATCAAAATATGGTTATATTTGAAAATTTGTTGTTTTTAATTAAATAATTAATATGTGATATTTGATATTTAATATTATTATTAATATTATAATCACATACATTAGTTATAAATTGGTAAAGTTCTTCTGTATCTATTTGTTTTATATTTGTTTTTAAATAAGGTAATTGTTCATTAGATGCATCAATAAATATATTCTTTGTTTTATAAAAGTCTTCATAATACTTATTTATTATATCATCTTTAACAATTACATTTTCTAATAATTTCATTAAATTTCTATTATTAATATAATTATTATATATTACATTTGGCTTATCTCTTAATATTGGTTTTAAATAATCACAGCCAAATAAAATACATAATTCTATAAATTCTTCATGGCTTAGATTTATTTTATTTAAAATATAATCTAAATCATATTCTACTATTTTATTGGATCTAAATTTTATCATTTTTTTACATCCAAATACTAAAATATCCATATCTTCAGATAAACATGCATCAATTATATTTTTCTTAAATAATGTTGCAATTAAATTATCTGCTTCACCACTTGCTCTAATATATGGTATATGAAAAATATCAAACATCATTATTAAATTACTTATATGGTCTGAAGTAATATTTATATTACTTTTATCTAATTTTGTAATCTGTTTTAATATTTTATTTTTTTCAATATCATCTAATGAATTTTCATTCAGTTTCTCTTTTAATCTTATTAATTTTTCATTAATTTTTTCCTTTTTTAAATTCCTTGAATTAATAATATCTGCCTTTTCAACTGGAGCTGTTCCATCAATTATATAAATTGGAATGATTTGATTTGACATAAAATTTAATATCTGATTTAAAAAACCAGGATATATTGATTCACATGAATACTCATATTTATGAGCATATAACATCAAATCTATTCCTATTACAAATGGATTATTCCTAGTATTAAAACACTGATAACCATCATTTTTGAAACTTCTTATAAAGTCACCAATGTTATTATGATATTTTAATGCATCATAATTCTCTAAAAAATTATTTAGGCGTTTAATTCCCATTTATAATTATTACTATAATAATTATAATATGGTTTAAAAATATCATAAAATATCAATTTTTTTAACCAATACATGTCATTCTCATTGAATATATATCATAATTTAAATTATCGTCATCATATGTTCTTAAAATATTATTAATATTATTACAAAATGTTTTATCTAATAAATTAGTTTGATTAAATATATTACGAACTTTATCACCATTTATTTTTAAACTTTCTATAATAAAATCTTTTAATATCAAATTAATATTTTGTAAAAAAAAAGTTTTTAAAATAAAATAAGATAAAACATTTGAATTTTGTCTAAATTCACATTTATCTGTAAATAACTCTTCATAACTATTATAACACACAAAATACTTCAATATCTTAGATATTTGAAAATATGACCAACCTAATTCTAACGTTAACTTTTTACTAACATATTCCTTAATATCTAATTCTACATTCAAATAATTATGCTCCCATATATTCATCAATAATAATGCTAAAATTTCTGTATATGCTTCATTTGGATTTACAATTGATGCTTTTAAATTTATATCAGCATATAATTCTTTAAATTTTTCTTGATAATCTCTCATGTCTAAATCTAGATAATGAACTAATTCATGAAATAAAACTTTCACAAACTCTTCTTTTCTAAAAATATAAATAAAATATGATGGTAATGTTGCACCTGAATTAATATTATCAGGATCTAATGAATTTAAATTTTTATTAATATATTTCTTTTTTCCTG